CAGAAAAATTAGTATCACCGGGTGTTTTCACAAGAGAAAACGACCTTTCATTTTTACAACAAGGTGTGGCTGAAATAGGTGCAGCATTCATTGGCCCTTTCTTAGAAGGGCCAGTAGTTCCAACAATCGTAAATTCACAAGCTGAGTTTGCTGAATTATTTGGAGCAGCTGATGGAACATATTACACTCCATTAGCAGTACAAAATTATTTAAGAGAAGCAGGAACTGCAACTATTTGTAGAGTAGCGGGTATTGGTGGATATACTGAAACAGCTCCTTTACTATTGACAGCAACTTCTGGAGCAGTAAGTCAATCATTGGGTATTTTATTTAATACATCAGCAAGTGCAAACGCAGGTTTTGCAGGAGAAACACTAACAGATTTAGATGGTGGTGGTGATTTTAATTTATCAACTTTAGGTTCGGCATCTTTGGATGTAACTGATATAAATGATATTGAAGCAGTATTTGGTAACTCTCCATTTGGAACTAAAGAAGCATATGTTTACGGATTTTTCAAAAATAGTAATATAACATTTACTGCACAAACATCAGCTTCTGTAACAGTATTAGGTAATCAAAATTTTGGATTCGATGCACAAGAAGCATTGACTCCAATGATTAAATCTCAAACTATTAGTGGTGACAGATTTGATTTATTTCAATTAGAAACATTGGGTGTTGGTAATTCTGCAAATAAAAAAGTAAAAATAGGTATTTCAAATATTAAAGCAGCTGGTTCAATAAACGGAACGGATTATGGTACATTTACAATTGTAGTAAGAGATTTCAATGATACTGAAAAGAAAAAAGTTGTATTAGAAACTTATTCTAATGTAAATTTAGACCCTAATTCTCCAAACTTTATTAGTAGAGTAATCGGTGATAGAAAATTATCAATTGATTCTTTAGGTAAAATAACTGAAACTGGTGATTGGGTTAATAATTCAAAATATGTTAGAGTTGCAAATTTAAATTATAGTGCACCTGTACAAGCAGTTCCATTTGGACATTCTGCTTATACTTTGCCAGTATCTGCATCAGCGGGTGTTGGGGCATTGATTCCTGGAGTAACATTTGTAACTGCATCAGCAACACAATATGGTGGTATTGATTTAGATTTTAATACAGATAACTTAATTTACTTAAAACCAATTCCAACAGGAGCGGGTGTAGGTTCTAATTCAGTATTTGGATTGGATGCAACAAATGGTGGTACATTATCGGTGGGTTCTTCTTTAGCACAATTCGTTGTAGCATTCCAAGAAGGATTTGATGGTATGAATCCAGCAACTGTATCTAATTTAGGTAGTGATATTACAACTGGAAACTCACAAGGTTTTAACTTAACAAATTCTACATCTTCTGGTTCAGTAGCATATATGAAAGCAATTAACGCTTTATCTAACGCTGATGAATTTGATATTAATATGGTAATTACACCAGGTGTTGTACAAAGATTACACTCATATATTTCAAACGCAATCGTTGATTTATGTGAACAAAGAAGTGATTGTTTCTATATTATGGATGGTACTACTGCAGGTGATTCAATTGGACAAGCTACAATAGCTGCAGCGGCAATTGATTCTAATTATGTAGGTACTTATTATCCTTGGGTTAAAACAATTGATATCAATACAAACAAATTAATCACAGTACCACCATCAGTATTATTACCTGGAGTATTTGCAGCAAACGATAGAGTAGCAGCAGAATGGTTCGCACCAGCAGGTTTGAATAGAGGTGGATTAGTAGGAGCAGTTAGTGTATTGAATAGATTAACTCAGTCTGAAAAAGATGAATTATATGAAGGTAAAGTAAACCCAATCGTACAATTCCCAGGACAAGGTATCGTAGTATTCGGACAAAAAACATTACAAGATAAACCATCTGCATTAGATAGAATCAATGTAAGAAGATTGTTATTAACTGTAAGAAAATATATCGCATCTACTTCAAGATATTTAGTATTTGAACAAAATACTTCTGAAACAAGAAATAGATTCTTAAATATCGTTAACCCTTATTTAGAATCAATCCAACAAAGACAAGGTTTGTACGCATTCCGTGTTGTAATGGACGATTCTAATAACACACCAGATGTAATTGATAGAAACATTATGAAAGGAGCTATCTACTTACAACCAACTAAGACCGCTGAATTCATTCAAATTGATTTCAACATCTTACCAACTGGAGCAGCATTTAACGGATAATTTAAGAAATAGATATTTATATAAAAGAATTAAAAAATAAAGTAAAATGCCAGAAATATTAGAGTTTGATAAAATTTTCTATAAGAATTTTGAACCTAAAGTAAGTAATAGATTCATTATGGAAATAAATGGTATAGAATCATATATCATCAAAACAGCAAACAGACCAACTTTCACATCGGAGCCTGTTGTTTTAGACCATATTAATGTACAAAGAAAAATTAAAGGTAAATCAACTTGGGATGATGTTAATATCACTCTTTATGACCCAATTGTACCATCGGGTGCACAACAAGTAATGGAGTGGATTAGACAATCACATGAGTCATTAACAGGTAGAGATGGATACGCTGCTTTCTATAAGAAAGATGTTACTTTCTACTTATTAGGACCAGTTGGTGATAAGGTAGAACAATGGACTTTAAAAGGTGCATTTATCTCTCAAGCAAATTTCGGTGAATTGGATTGGTCAACAAACGACCCAGTATCGATAGAATTACAATTAACTTATGATTACGCTATCTTAGAATACTAATCTAAATAAAATTATAAAACAAAGGGATACCCACAAAGTATCCCTTTTTTATTTTTTGAAAACATAATATATATAATAAAGACAAAAGTTATATTATGGAACAAAACATTGAACAACAAGTTACAAGAGGTTTGGGTGGATTTCAACAACAAGGACAAAAATCATACCCATTTCCAACGGAGGTTATATCATTACCATCTAAGGGTTTAGTATATCCAGAATCATCCCCATTATCAAAAGGTGAAATTACTGTTAAATTATTAACTGCAAAAGAAGAAGATATTCTTACTTCTACAAATTTAATTAGAAAAGGAATTCAATTAGATAAATTATTAGAAAGTATTATAGTTGATTCATCTATTAATATAGGTGATTTGATAATTGGTGATAAAAATGCAATATTAATTTCAAGTAGAATACTAGCATTTGGTCCTGAATATACTATAACAGTAAACGACCCAGCTGAAAATACTCCAGTAGAAGTAACGGTTGATATGTCTAAACTTTCTATAAAAGAAATAGATGAAAGTAAACTAAATAGAAATAATGAATATGAGTTTGTTCTTCCTAAAACAAATACTCCTATTAAGTTTAAAATAATGACTCATAGTGATGAATTGATTATCGCAAAAGATGTTGAAGCTAGTGAGAAAATATCTAAACAAGGAAATGAAATTCAAGCTCGTTATAGAAGACTTATTACCGAAGTTAATGGTAATAGAGATTTGGGATATATAAGTAACTTTGTTGCAAATCAATTATTAGCAGCCGATTCAAAAGCATTGAGAAAATACATAAACCAAGTATCTCCAAATATTGATTTAATATTTAATTACACATCTCCATTTACCGGCGAAACGGAGGCGCTGAGTGTCCCGGTAGGGATTGACTTTTTTTACCCTGCCGACTAATTATTCTCAATATTTACACAAAAAAATATTTAACTTAATATATTCGTCAAATGGTGGATTTAATTGGCATGATGTTTATTTTATGCCAGTTAAATTAAGAGAATTTTATTGGAATGAATTGTTATCTACTAAAGAATCAGAGGCATCTGCTATGGAAAAAATAACCAATTCACCCAAACCATCGTCTACAAGAAGAAGATAAACCATTTTATTTTATATTTATATAAAAGATTATAAAGTCATGTCCAAATTAATATTCGAAAGAAATATATTTCAAAAATTATTAGATACCTTTTTCAAAGCTAAAACAAATGGTAATGAAGAAAAATTTATTTCTAAAATCAAATATACAAATCCTGAATTAAGTAAAGCATTTAAAGATTTAGATGACTCAATTGTATCCGGTCAATTAAAATTAAAATCTATATTACAAAAAAGAGGTTTGGATACAACCGAAATAGATACATTTTTAGATAAATACTACGACAAAGCATAGTAAATGGCTAAGAGTAAAAAATCACTTTCTAAATTAGAACAAGAATACAATAGGATAAATCAATCATCCATTACGGATGCCAAAGATGCTGCCGAAAAACTCAAAGCGTTAGATAGAATTACTAATGAAATGAAGAGGCAGAACAAATTGATGGCCGAACAACTTGATGATGCTCAAGAGTATGATGGTATTTTAAAAAGTATTGCAAGTAAAGTTAGTAAAAATAATAATTTTTATAAAGAAACTGGTAAAATATTAAACTCAACTAAAATACAAATGAATGGAATAGCATCCATTCTAAAAACATCAACCGCCTTAACAAATGAACAAAAAGATGCAGCATATAAAGTTGCAGGTGGATACAAAGATTCAGTATATTCCGTTACAAAGATATTAGATTCCTTAATTCCTGTTAAAAAAAATAACAATGAAATTAGAGATGTAATACAACAACAAATAGAAGAACAAAAGGCCTTTATAAAAACCATAGATACTACTACCGAAGATGGTAAAGACTTAAAAAAAGTATTAGAAGCACAATTAGAAGTATTAGAAAAGATGGGCCCGGCAGCACAAGCTGCAGCAGAAGACATGCAAGCTATGGGTGATGCGGGTGAGATGTTATCTAATACTGGATTTGGTAAAGGTTTAGATAAGTTTTTAAGTGTAACTAAAAAATTTAGAGGTGGTAAGGGTGCCGGTAGTATCGGTGAGGTTGTAGGAAACTTACAAAGTAAAAGAGGTGCGGCGGGTATGTTAGGTCAGGCCGGTAAAGGTATGGTTGGTATGTTGGGTGGTGTTGCAAAATTCTTAGGCCCTATTGGATTGGCAACCGGTGCAATTATGGCAGCTGCTAATTTCTTTAATAGTGGACAGGCTGCAAAAACCGCAGTTAGAATGGCTGCATTAACCGGTGGTAATTTAGATGAAGCCGGTAAAGATGCAATGAAGGGTTCTAAAGAATATAGAGATATAATCACAGAATTCAATTATGGTTTACCAAGAAAACTACAAAGACAAGCCGCAGAAGATAATTTTGAATACAATAAAAGTTTATCAACTGATGCTTTACAATATGACCAAAGTTTAGTAAAAGATGGTATTAATTATGAAAATAGTTTACTAAAAGACCAAATTCAATTTAGACAAAATCAGGAATCACAAACTTTAGATGCAAATAACGCTCAAAGAAAGGCATTGTTTACAAGTGATATGAGTAGATTTAAATCCGCTATATCGGTTTCCGAAAGAGCATTACAAGCAATAGGTTCATCGACTCAGGCAGTCTTAGATACCGTAAAAAATGTTGGTGTTTCATTAGCAACCGGATTATCATCTCAAGTTAAATTAGCCACTGCAGCTGCAGGACTTGCAACACAATATATGTCATCGGCAGATGATGTGTTGTCAATGAGTAATACATTTCGTTTAATGGACAAATCATCAGCTGAAACTGGTGTAAATATGGCTGCAGGTGTAGGTGCATTTGCAAAATTAAATGACATGTCACCGGCCCAGTTATTTAAACAAATGGCTGATTCACAACAAGAAATATTTAAATATTCAAACTTTACAACTTCACAATTTGCAACACAGGCCGTATTGTTGGCAAAAATGAATACATCAATGAGTACGATGTCCAAAGCATCGGATTCTATGGTTTTAAATTACAAAGATAGTATTAAAGCGGAGATGAGTTTATCGGCAATGCTAGGTAAGAATGTAAATCTATCGGAAGTTAGAGCTAAATTAATGTCCGGAGATATGGCAGGTGGAGCATCTGCATTAAAAACCGCATTGGGTGGTGTTGATATAAATTCAATGAATGCATTCCAAAAACAATCATTGAGTCAAGCTACCGGTATGGATATCAATGAATTAATGAATTTGACTCAATCTAAAGGTGGTGGTGCAGCAGGAACTATTTCAGAAAAAAACGCAGCTAAAACCGGTGCATCAATTGCAAATGGTGCATTGAATCAAGATATTGCAAACGAAGCTGCTAAACTTAAATTGGAACAAAAGTTTAGAAAAGAAAGTTTGGAATTTGAACAAAAAGAAAGATTGCAGATGTTGGGAGTTGAACAACAAATGAGACTGCAAGGTATTGCATTGGAACAATCTTTTAGAATAAAAGCAGCAACACTTGCGGCCGAACAAGATATTAAAGATTTACAAAATAAACTTGTAAAAGAAGTAATGTCTGAACAGGTAATATCTGGACTAAGTAGTCAATATAAAAATACTTTAGATGTTTCGAGAGTACAATCTAAAACACAAGGTGTTGGGATAACACCAGCTGGTGGTATAAGTTACACAAGTTTAGCAGATAGTACCAAAAAAGGCGGAGAGCCAACAGTAGCTGCAATAGATACAAATAATAAATTACAAGATACAAAATTAACACAACAAATAACAAAACAAGCTGCATTGTTAACTGAGTCTGCCTATTCGGTAAAACTACAACAAGAGATGGTTGCAATGTTGGGATTATCTACACAAATGTTAGGAAAAATAATGGATAACACCGCTAACGGAGCGGACGTTACATTAGATGGTAAATCATTAAGACAATCTCTATTGAATCAGGCCCGTAGAAATTATGGTGTAGCAAGAACTGCATAATATTTGGAATAAAGATATTTATAAGTAAATACTACTATTTCATAAATGGCAACAATACGAGATTTATTTAAATCACAACAAAAAGAACTTTACGGAAAGACTGAAAATATCAGAATTGAAAGTAGAGGATTAATAAACCCACCAAGAGGTGCTGCATTACTTGCATCATCCCCAAATGCCATTGCAGATTTAATTGGAGGACAAATTGGTGGAGCATTGGGTGGTTCCGCAAATAGACCATCGGACACTATTTTTAGAGGAAAGGGTGTTTTCAATAAACCAATATCATTATTTAAAACACAACAAGGTTTAAGGAATGCGGTTGATGCGGATACGGATTATTTTGTAAAACAATCACCATCACCCAATTCAATTATTTCCTCATTAAATTCCGGAGCATCCAACTTAAGAGGTGTTGCAACAAATCTTGCAATTAACGCTGTTACAAAGGGTGGTTTGAAAAATTTGGCAAACGCATTAAAAAAACCAAAAACTGGTAAAACTATCACATTAACCGATGGTACAGAATTACCGATATATACCAAAAAGGATAATTTTTCAAAGACCATAGATGTAAATAAAGAATGGGATACTAATTTTTTTGAATTTTATGATAAAGTTGAAGCTGATAAGTTAAGTGAATTTATAAAAACCCAAACAGGGAAAAATCAAGTTTTGGTTTTGTTTAAAAAATATGGTAAATCAACCACAATCCCATTTGAAGGAACAGTTACTGGATTAAGTGAAGAGGTTACACCAGAATGGACTAATTTTAGATATTTGGGTTCACCATTTAAGGTAAATAGATATATGGGTGTTGAAAGAAGTTTAAAATTTAATTTAAAATTGTATTATACAACTCCCGGAGAAAAACAAAATATGGTTAAAAGGATAAACTATTTAAAATCATTGGCATTTCCATATGATGAAATTTCCGAAATGAAATATGGTGGTGAAACTCAAACATCACAATATGCTTTTTCACCAAATTTAGTTTACTTATCGATTGGTGATATGTATAAAAATATATTTGGATTTATTGAAAATTTATCGTTTTCAATAGAAGATAATATTACATGGCCATCCAACGCTGATGACCTAACCGATACCTTT